AAAATTAAATATTAAAATATATCAGTTTATTGTTTTTCATTGTTTTTTTGTTCTAAAAATTCATAAATAAAGTATTTCATTTTTTCAACTGTTTCATTACTTAAAAATTCGTTTTCATCGCTTAAATTAAAACATATAAATTTATGAAAATAATACATTATCTCATCATCAAAATTATATATTTGTTTTTTTTCGTTTAATGTTTTTAAAATTCTTATTTCTATTTTTATATATTGTTCTGGCATTTTATTCATTTTTACATTTACGCGGTTTATATAATCATATATATATTGTCTATCGTCAGTCCATTTTATTAATTCTTCAACATTTTTATCATTTAAATAGATAAGAAACATTTTAAAACACTTTAATAATAATATAATTGTTTATAACACTTACAAATAATTTATATTATTACTTTATATATTACTATAATAATATCTTTTTAAATTAAAATAATAATTAAATAATTAAATTGTAAAATAATTAAATTACACTTAAAATAGAATATTTTGCCATTACTGCCAGAGGTGATATTATAAGTTAAAATTTAGGTAAATTCTTTTTTCCTTTTATTTTTTGTTTTAATTTTGATTGTTCTTTTATTCTTTTTTCACTTATTTCGTTAATTGTTTTTGGTGTTTCTTTACTTACTTTTATTGTTGGTCTATAAACTGGGTATGATTTACTTGTTTTATTAGGGTTAATATCTTTCCACTCTTCTTTAAACCATCTTTTTAATGGTTGTTTATCTGTTTTTTTTCCTTCATATGGTTGTTTATTATTTCCATATTTTTCACTAAATAGTTTTTTATATTCTTTTACAATTGCTCCTGAACGATAAGCACTTGGTTTTTCATATTGTTTATAGACTGTTTTTTTTGCTTTTTCATACAATGATGTATCTGTTGGTATTGAGGACATTTTAAAAATAATTTTTCTAACTATTATATAACTATAAAATAAAAAAAATGAAACAATACTATAAAGCCATAGCCTTATATGTAGGCTTACAATTATTAGGTTCTGCTATGTTATATTTTAATTTTGAGGGTGATAAACCAAAAAAAATGTCATATATAGATTTTAAAGGTATTTAATCATCTATGTCATTATTTCTAAACCATTCCATAATCTCTCTTCTCTTATTTTCTTCTACAAATTTTTTATAATCCAATAAATACTGTTGTATAAAATATAAATCGCTATTTATTATATGATATTCACAATTACACGTTAAATTATGACATTCTTTTTCCATTTTTAAAAACCCAAAATTACAACAATTATAACAAACCCAATTATGAGTTTTCATATGTATAATTATATTACTATCTTTACATACACATAAATCAAATTTATTATAACATTTTTTGCTACTATCTATAAGTTTATTCATTTTTATTTTTTTATATATATTAAAATATATTAATATTTTAATTTATAAATAAATAATTTAATAAAAAATAATATTTATATAATATAATATTTATAAAAATATTTTGCCATTACTGTCATAGGTGATTGTTTAAAAAATGTCATTAAAAGAAATTATTAAAAGTAATAAACCAAATCTGGCTCAATCATCAATTAATACATATAACTCTATATTATCAAATTTATTAAATAAATTAGGTTATACTGATTATAAAGATTTACTTAAACAAAAAAAATTATTATCCTTTTTAAAAGATATTAAACCATCTAATCGTAAAACAACATTATCAGCGGTTATTGTTTTGTTTTCTAATGATACATATAAAGATAATAAAGCAATACAAAAATATAAGAAAGTATTAAAAGAAGATAGTGATTATACTGAAACACAACAAGATAAACAAGAAAAAACACAAAAACAAGAGGATAATTGGATTGATTGGAAAGACATTAAACAAAAATATAATGATTTAGAAAATGACACTAAACATTTATTTAATAAATCTAAATTATCAATGAAGGATAAGCAAGAATTACAAAATTATATTATATTGAGTTGTTATGTATTAGTAGAACCTCGTAGGCTTTTAGATTGGGTTGAATTTAAAGTGAATAATATTGATAAATCAAAAGACAATTATATGAATAATAATAATTTTGTATTTAATAATTATAAAACAAAGGGGAAATATGAAAGTCAAACAGTAGCAATACCGAAAGACTTAAAAAAGATACTTACAAATTGGATTAAATTAATTGATTGTGATTATTTATTTTGTGATAGTAATAATAATAAATTAACAAGTGTTAAATTAAATCAAAGATTAAATAAGATATTAGGGAATAACGCAAGTGTTAATATTATTAGACATTCATATTTAACACATAAATATAAAGATATACCAGCACTAACAGATATGAAGAAAACAGCCGAAAATATGGGACATTCAGTAGAGGAGGCAATGAAATATATAAAAAAATAATTTTTTGGTTCAAAGATTTATTTTTTTGTTATAGACTTTTTTTAAAATGTATGTTCTATTTTATTTTATTTTTTTTAATTTTATATATATATATTAATAATAATAATTATAATTAGTTTTTAAAAATGTCTTTAAATGTTTTTGGAGAATGCTTTTTAACCGAATTAGATAAAAAAATTAATGGTTATGTTTTAAGTAGCGGTTTTAGGAATAAATTTACATTTATATCATATAATGATTTATATTTTTCAGGAGATATAAAACAATATGAGGTTATTATATCAATGCGTATAGCACTGCCACAATCCACTAATTGGAATACATTTAGATTAGTAAAAACTGATAATTTAGGTTTATATTTTATATCAAGTGATGGCGATTTTAACGCTTATAATATTTTTTTAATGAGATTACCAATACTTGAAGGAAAAACAGTTGAGACATCAATTGAAGAAAACAATAATTATAAACCAGAATTTACTCCTATACCAGGCAACATAGACAAGGGAACTAACGGGATGCCAGATACTATAACATTAGACCCACGAATACAATATAACACAACAGCACAAACAATATTAGATGTTGAAAGAAACACGGATATAGGCAGTAGTAATCAAACAGTTTTAGGGTTTAAGTTAGGGTTAGGAAAAGATGGAGAAAAAGGAACATCGCAATTTTTTAGTAGCAACGAATATTATAGTAGTGAATGGGCTATTAAATGGACTGAAAAACAAAAAAGGTTTGGTAATTATCTAACACTGCCTATTACGTATAATATCCCTAACACATCAATAACTCCCGAAAAAAACAGATATTTTAATCTTAAAATATGGTTTAATTATCCCGAATATTTATATCAACCATATGCCGAACAACAACAATTAAAGCCACCATCAGGTATAAATATTACGCCTATTTTATCAACAATACAGGGAGGAGTTTTAAAACCTATAATTAATCACCAAAATAATAATAGTAATATTAAAGAATTAACACAAAGAGCAAATTATTTTCCAAATTATGATTTAATAAGTAGTAATTTTATGAATATTACTTATTATGATAATGAAGAATATAACATAAATAATTTAAATGATAATTTATATGTATCTTTCGGGGAGTTAAAACAAGGAGAAAATGTAATACAATTACAACAAATAGAAAATGCCGAAGTTTTAATATCTTATGAATTATATAGTTATGAATATTAAATTTTATATTATATAATAATAATAATAATAAATATAATATAACCTTATACAGTAAAGGCAAAATATTTTAAAAATGTCTATTAACGTTTTTGGAGATAGTTTTTTATATGAATTAGATGAAGATGTTAATTTTACTCAATTCTCAATAAAAGGAATGGACGAATTAGTTAATATACACAAAGACCATATAAATTTAAGAGTAAATGAAAATAATGAAATTCAAGATATGTATATATTAAAGCAAATTGAAAGTGATGAAAGCACACAATATAAACATTTACAATATTCAACAGCAAGATTATTAAAATTAGAAAATAATAATTATAGTTTTTTCGGGAGTATGTATGACGCTAATAAATATTTATTATATACTTTAAAAATACCCGATATATTAGACATAGGACGATTAACACAAATTCAAGGAAATAATAATCCCGTAAATCCATATGTTAATACATCGGGAATAACAAAGGGACAAAATGGTTTAGATGCCGTTAATTTTGTTGTTGTAAATAATACATCTTCAACACAACCCGCCAGTGTATCATCTATAACTGATAGTAGAAATCATAGAACATTTACTCTAACTATACCCGACACGCCACAAGGAAAAAGGGGAAAATCTTATTTACTCGGTGATGGCAATAAATATCAATTAGTAGATACGGCAACAACATCATTATCAAATTTTCATAATCAAAATTTAAATGTTTTTTGTTCTATGAGATATAATGATTTTAATTTTCATTTTGATAAATTATGGGATTATGATTTTAAAGGGAAAACACATATAAAATTCGTTTTAGAATATGATTTAAATGTAATTAACCACGCAAATAATGATGCGTTAGTTAGTAATAATAAAACATACGGTATAAGGCTTTTACTTAATAATCAGTTTCAAATACAACAACCGCCATTACCAGATAATTATACATATGAAATAATTAAAAGCAATTTACTTCCAAGTATATATACAGATATAAATAACGCACTTTATGAGGGTTATTATAAATGGACTATAATTTTTGAGTTTCTTATAGATGATACAAACAGACAACCACAAGATTTAGGTTTTTATTTTATATTATATGTATTAGGACAAGAGGAAAATTTAACTTCAATGTTTGATGGAATGCTTACGGCTAATATTTACACTTATTAATTTTTTTTATTAATATTTTTTTTTATTTTATATATATATATATTAATAATAATAATTATAAATAGTTTTAAAAATGTCTATGAATTATTACGGAGATGATTGTTTTTTATATGAATTAGATAATATAGAAAAACTTACAGGATATTTTACGGCAAACGGTGAATATGATATTAAAATACCAGTTTTAAGTAATAATTTAAATTTAAAATATAATACAGACACATTAGAATTAGAAAGTATTATAATTGTATCATTAAGAAAGCCAAATTTACCAATTTTAAATTTAGGTGATGAAACGCCAAAAAGACAATACGGCACAGCGTATTGTAAAGGATTACAAAAAGATTTAATAAGTGGAGAGATATTTTTAGTTTTCAGTTCTTATAAAGATGATACTGACGACTATAATATTTTTGTTTTAAACTTACCAAATGATAATAAAAACATACCACAAACTAATACAGAAATATCGGCAGTTAATTTTATACCGCAATTCGTAAATCAAGACCCACGTGTATATTTTAATTTACAAGGTGAAAATGGAGCAAATGGAGGCTTTTTAAATACTATAAATAATTTTAATGTAAATTTTGTAGATGATACATCAACGACATCCTATGATGGTTCAACACTAACATTAAATATAAAAAGAGGAGAAGATGGAGCAACAGGCAACCATTTTAACACAAGTGAAAGTATATTTTATATAAATACATCATTAACACGTGTTCCCCTTCCACAGTTAGTTTATACTCAACAAATTACAGATATAACAGGTAATATATTATATGATAATAATTATTATCAGGCTTATACAACTGATGTAAATGACAATAAATTTAATTTAATTAAACAATATACACAAGCAAGCAATATATCATTTAGAGGTATTGTAAATTTAAATATGACTTTTGAAAATGATAGAGTAGGGAGTAAAACCGATGCTATAAATTCATTAAATGAAGGTAATGTATTTATATCGGTTTATTTACTACAAAATAACCCTATTACTTTAAACGAACAATATCTCCCTTTAATAAGCACAGTAAATGGTATTTTTATAAATCCAGAATATACACACGAGTTTGTTTATAATACACAAGATAGATTAGACCCATCAACAGGTAGAACTATAAGCGATTTCCCCATTACTAACGCAAAGGTTCAAGTTAAAGTATGGCTACAAATTCCAAAAGATTTTTATAAAGGAGGTGAATATCCATCAGTTAGTATTGATTTTGAACTTTTAGAAATAAAAAATTAATAAAAAATTTCTTTGAGTAGTATAGTATAAAAAGTAGTAGAAGAATTTTTTGATTTTTGGGCGTATTCTTGTAAAAAATGAGTTATTTTTTTGGAACAGAGATTTTTTAAAAAGGTATATAAAAAAAAAAAAATCTTTGAACCATTTTACATTTTTACAATTTTAATATTTTAATATAATAATACATTAATAATTTTTTATAAAATGGTTTTATTAGGTGGTAGAAAATATAATAAAAAAAATGTTAAAGAAGGTAAAGGTTTTTTCGGTGATATGTTTAGAAAAGGTAGAAATTATATAACTGATAAACTTTATAAAAGAAATCCAGTTTTTAATTTTGTAAGAAATCCAAATTTACCAAGTAATAAATTATTACAAGAAATAGCAGAAGATAGTTATAATAAAATTAAAAAACCGTTTATAGGTGAATATGTAAATATTTTTAAAAATGATACATTAAACATTTATTTAAATAAAGATTTAAAAATTATTATAATAGGAGTAAGAGGAACGGCAAGTGGTGGAGATGCTCTGGCAGATTTAAAAATTGCTAATGGAAATTTAAACACATCAACACGTTATAAAAAAGATTTACAAAATATAAAAAATATACAAAAAATATATTCAATAGCAGAATATAAATATTTTGGTTCGGGTCATAGTCTCGCAGGGGCTATATTAGACTTACTTTTACGTGGTGGTTATATTAGGCAAGCCGTTTCATACAATCCCGCAGTTGAAAAAAATGAAATGGGAAACAGTAAAAATTTACGTATATATAATGAAGATGACGCACTTTATAATTTATTAGGAAAATATAGCAATAATGTAGAATTAAGAAAAAATAAAAATAAAATATCTAATCCTATTATAAATACATTAAACGCTCATAAAATGGAACAGTTTGAAGGAGGAATGAAAAAAATTAAATTATTAACGCCAAAACAACGAAAATTAAAAACCGTTTTTGATAGAATGACAAGAAAGCAATTAATAGATTTAGTAAGAGATTACAATTTACAAGAGAAAATTATAGGATATTATAGACATCCTAAATCAAGACTTATATATATAATTAATAAATATATGAAAATGGAAAACGGACATTTAGTAAATCGTAATGATGGCGAAGCAGTTAAATATGATGAACGAGAAAAAAATCCAGAAAAATTAAATGTAGATGAAGAAATTAAAGAAATTAAAGAAGAAGATAAAAAAAAAGCAGAACATAAAGAAAAAAAACGTTTAGAAAGAAATGAAAAGGCAAAACAAAAAAGAAAAGAAAAAAAAGAAAAAGAAAATAAAAAGAAACAAGAAGAAGAAGAAAAACGTATAGAACGAAACCAAAAAGCAAAAGAACGCCGACAATTAAAAAAACAAGAAGTAGAAAAAGGACAAAAAAAAATTACATCATTTTTTGATAAAGAAGAACCAAAACCTAAAAAAGAAATGAAAAAGAAAGAACCAGTTAAACAAGTTAAAACAAAACAAACAAAAATAAATTTTAAAAAAAAACCAAAAAAAGAAAAAATGACAATAGATGATTTATTAAGGTTAGATATGAATGAACCCGAATTTAGTAAAGAAAGATTAGAATTTTATAAAAAAAATAATGATGTTATTAAAAAATTTTTATTAAAATTTGTAAAAAAATTACCAACTACAATAAGAAAGAATTTATTAATTGGTAGTTATGGTAAAGATATTAAAAAAGATACTGAAAGAATAGAATTTTTAAAGAAGAAAGTAGAAAAAAACCCGCGAAAAGTAATAGAAGAAATTATAATGTATGAAGATTATGGAGGTGATATATATGATGAAATTGTAGAATTTTTTGAAAAATTAATGTAAAAGGCAATTACTGTCATAGGGTATTTATATAGTTATTTATATAGTTTTTTTCCAAAACCCGATAATCTCATATCATAATCATTTTTTTTAAATTCTTCTTTAAAATTTTTAAAATATGTTCCTATTTTTTCATCATAATACATTCCTAATTTATAACTATTAAAACGGTTTTCTTTTGTATATTCAATTAATTTTTCAAATCTTTTATATAATACATTTAAAAATTTTAAATGTTTTTTATTATATTCTCTTTCTTTTTTTCGTTCTTCTAATTCTTTTTCGTTTTCTTCTTTTTTAGTTTTCATTTTTTTACTTGTTAATTGTGGTGTTATTCTTTCTAATTCTTTAATATTATAATCATTAATATCCTCTCTTTTTTTATAGTCGTTTATCATTTCTTTTATTTCTGGTAGTTTATCCTTAAATCTTTCTAATAGTAATTTTTTTGTTAGTTCATTTCCTTCGGGTCTTGTTTCATATTTTCCTATATTTCCCCTTTTCATTAAATTGTTTAAATTTCTTTTACTTAATTCATTTCTTAAATCAGTTGTCTCTTCAAATGTTAGTGTTAATTCTTTTACATCTTTAACCGAATTATTTAAATTGTTTTTTAATTCTTCAATTAAATCAATTAAATCATTTTGTTTATCTATAATTTTCTTTAATTCTTGTTGTCCTTCTTTACTATTATTTTTTTGTAATTCTTTTATTTTATTTTCTATTTTTTCATTTAATTTTATTAGTCTTTCTTCTTTGTCTGTTAGTTCTTTGTAGTCCCTTTCAATTTTTTCAAACCAATGTTTATAATCATTATTTTTTAAATAATCATTTATAGGTATTTTATATTTTTTAAATAATTTTATTATATAATCTTTATTTAAAAATTCATTACTTTCTTTTATTTCTAATGGTTCTTTTTCTTTTTCTAATTCTTTTATTTTATCTTTATTTTTTTCTATTCTTTTATTTATTTTTTCTTTAAATAGTATTAATTCTTTTCTTCCTTTATCTGTATTATTTAATTGTCTTATTTCAGTTGTTTTATCATCTATTTCTCTTTGTAAGGTATAATTATTATCAATTAAATTATCAATATCTTCATTTATCTTTTCTAATTCTGTTTTCTTTTCTGGTTCTGGTTTTTTTTTCATAAATTTAGGGTATTTTTTTTCATATTCATTTTTTTTCTCTCTTAAAATATCCTTTAATCTGCTTTTTTTCCTTTTATTATATTCTTCGTCTATTTCTTCTTCTAATTCTTTTATTTCTTTTTCTTCTTCTTGTTTCTTTTTCTCTTTTGCTTCCTTTTCTCTTCTGTCTTTATTTTCTTGTCTTTGTTTTCTTAATCTTTCCTTTTGTATTTCTTTATTCTTCTCTTCTTCTTCTTTCTTTTTTTTCTCTTCTTCTTTCTTTTTTTTCTCTTCTGTTTGTATGTCTTCTTTTTTTATATAAAATACTGGTCTCTTTTCTTTTCTTTCTTTTTCTGCTTTTTTCTCTTGTTTTTTCTTTTCTTTTTCCTCTTGTTTTCTTTTTTCTTCTGCTTTTCCTATATCGCTCTTTTTCCATTCTTCTTTAAATCTTTTCTGTCTTTCTCTATATTGTTTTGAATTTTCCTTTTTCTTTTCTTTTCTGGCTTTAAGTTGTTCTTCTGTTGGTGGTTTATATCTTCCTTCGGGTGGTGGTTTAACTATAACATTATGTTCTTTTACAACAATATAACCATCATTATCAATTGTTAAATGTTCTAATAATTTTTTTACTATAAAATCGTTCTTTTTATGAAAATATGGCTTAATTTGTGCTTCTAAATTAAACTCTCTAATAATTTTAGTTAATTGTGAGTTGTTTAATCTATTAAATAAATGTTTAATAGGTTTATTACTTTCTTTATATTGTGGTTTTAATTTATAACTTGCTTTTTTTACTGGTAAATCAGCCCAACTATGATAATTTGTATCTCCTTTCATTTTTTATAATAATTTAGTATATATTTATTAATTATATTATATATTTTTTTTATTATCTTTTATTTATATATTTTGAAACAATTCCATCATATCCTAAACCCGTTTTTTTCTTTAATTTATCCATTAATTGTTTATACTGTTTAAGGCTTACTCCTTGATTATTATTAAGTATAAAAAAAATACAATGTGCTCCACACGTAGCAATTTTAGGGTCATCTTTTTGATAGGGCACATCATTCCAAAATGTTTTTAAATTATTATGTTTATTATTTAACATTTTCAAAATATATTGTTCGTCGTCTTGGTCTAATTCAGCATTTGTTTTATCATCAAAATAATCAAAAATTCCCTCTGGTTTATAACCATAACTATCAAAATAATTTATTGTATTATCATTTTTAGTAATAGCAATCCAATGTCCCCTCATTTTGGAAAACTCCATTAATATTATTATACTTGAACCGTTATTAGGCAACATATTATTAATATTATTATGGTATTGTTTCAATTCTCTAAATAATTTAATAGGTGTATTCGGTAAATAATAATTAATATCATCATCGCCCATAGCAGTTAGTTTAATTTTTTCTATTTCTTCCTTTGATAAATCTTTCAACATTTTTAAAATAATTGTATATTATAATTATCATATAAAAAAAATGGTTGATGTTGTAAGTATTACGGCAATAGTTATATCAGTAATTACTGCTCTTGGAACAGTAGCGAAAGAGACTAATTTAAAAAAATGTGATTGTTTTTGTATAGAGAGTGATTGTAGAGATGAAAATAAAAATATTGATAAACAAATAGAAAATTTAACTGAAAAAATTAAAAAAAATGAATTAAAAATACAAAAAAATAAATCTAAATTAAATATTATTAATGATAAAAAAAGACATTCAAATATTATTGAAAGTCAGCCCGAAAGTCCATTAAGTATAATAAGCGATAATTTAGAAACATCAATTTAAACATACCCTATAACAGTAAAGGCAAAATATTTTATTTTTTTTTTTAATCAAATGATATTGTTATAGCCTCTTTATTGTGTATTATTTCAACATCATAATATTTTTTTTTCTTTATATATTGTTTCTCTTTCTTTTCTTTATTTTCTTTATTTTCTTTTACGTTTTTTTTTTCTTCAATAGTCATATTACAAAAAAAATTTTCCTTTGAAAAAATGTGTAAATTTTGTATATATTATATTATACTTTTATTTTTTTTTTTAATTATAATCTTAATTATTAATTTTTAAATTCTTCTTTCATTTCTTGTAATAATTCTCTTTCTAATTTAGTTAATTTTAATTCTGTTTTTCCTTTCTTTTTGGCATTTTCAATTTTTTTATTTAATTTAAATTTTTGTAATAGTCTTTCTTGTTTCATTTCCTTTTCTTGTTTTTCTATATGTTCTTTTACATTTTTTTCAATTTGTTTTATTTCTTCATCTGTATATTTATATTCTTCTTTTTCTTTTGGTTTTTCTTTTGGTTTTTCTTTTGTTTTTTCTTTTGTATTTTCTTTTGGATTTATTAAATCTTCAATAATATCTATAAATTTTCCTACAATTGTATATTTATAAATTCTTATTGTTTCTCCTTCTTTTTCTTCATAATGTGAATGAATACGTTTATTTTTAAATTCTAACCCGTATTTTTCTAATATTTCATTTAAACATTTAAACGTGTTTAATTCTTTCAATTGACGAGATTGTTGAAACAAAATTTTAAATTCTCGTGAATTATAAATTTGTTCTATTTTTTTTATGTCATATTCATCATTTATTTTTATTAATTTATTATTATCTATATTATATCCAAAATTTTTTATAATATTTAATATAATTTTTTGTTTCTTTTTGCTTTCAATTTCTACATTAATATTAGTTTTTGTCATATTTGGATTAATTATATTTATATATTTTTCATTATCATTTATTAATTCGTCTGGTGTTTCATAAATTAAACATTTATTATAAAAATTTTCAATTTGATTATTTTTATTACAATATGATAATAAACGCCTTACATTTCCTACTATATTAAATTTGTCTAATCTATCCTCAATAAATTCATATGTTAATTCCCTATAATTTACATTAAAATATTTTGTATATAAATACTTTTGAATACTATAATAATTATCGGGTGTTAATTCTAAATTTTGCTTTTTCATTGCTTCTAATTCCA